AGTTATTTTGGACCATACTATGACACGTTGTCATACAACATTCGTGTTCTTGACCCTCGCATTCAAGAGTACAGTCGTTTAACGCGACGTGTTGAGCTTGGTCTTAGAGTTGGTACTGTCGGTGACCGCGATCGCTTGGTGTTTAGACCAGGTTACAAGACGTATTTTATAAAGACTCTCACAGGACTTGAAGATACACGTATTCCAATTACTTCTACTAATTCCTTTTCGGACTTTCCGGAAGAGCTTGTAGACAAGTCACTAACAGACGCGCTGACTTGGGCCGGTAAAGCAGAGTATCGTATTGACGAAGACTACCATGACTTTGTTAAAAAGCTTCTGTACTATGTTGATGACAAAGGTCGCTCTTCATACTACGACAATTTAAATGAGTATCGTAAATATATTGCTTCACGTGGTGACGCTTACGAACGCTTTAAAGCAATGGCTTGGCATCGTGAAAATGGTACGTCGTTTTCTAACCCGCCTTTCGTGGACCACCGTGGTCGTATCTACGAGCGTGGTTTGATCGGCCCTCAAGCCGGTGAAACGTTCCGACCGTTCCTCAATACTAAGAGTCCACAGAAATTCTCTCCGGAGGAGTTTGACGATCTTCAAGATCAAATCGGCTCTTTCCTGGGTGGCCTGAGTGACTACTTTGAGGGGCGTCAAAGTTCGTTGACTATTACAGGACGACAAGCGATTGCTGCAAGATGGCGTCCTGAATTGGTTCGTATTGGCAATCATATGAGACGCGGCAAGCCAGCGGACATTCGCGCTGTGCTTGAATCAGAGATGGCTCAAAGAATCGATGGAGAAGAGCTTGGCAAGTTTTACCGCTTCGCTATCGAGACAGCTAAGATTGATAGTCATCTCCGTGGCGATTACTCACGAAAGTCTTTGGAAAGTCTACGTGAGTATGATATCTCGCTTGCGCTTGAACAAGATGCGTCGTCGTCGGGTGCCCAAATCATTGCGCTGACTACGCGTAACAAGCAGCTTGCGGAGTTGAGTAATGTCGTACCTACTGACCAGAAGCGTCGCCTCTACGACGAAATTGCCGCTGCAACTTACAACGACCCACGGTTTCGAAAGATCAACGAACGCCTCGGTCTTACTGAGATTGATCTACGCAAGGCCGCGAAAGCGCAAAACATGGTCACCTTTTACGGGGCTGGAGAGCGTACTGGAATTTTAAATGTTGAAGGCAAGCTTAGTAAAATTCTTGAAAAAGACTCTGGCACGCTTGTTGTAAGAGCCTCCGATCGCGATACAGTTCTTAACGAAATTGACGCACGTATTGCTCGCGTTGTTCGTTTTGATCCTGATGGTGCCGACGAACTGAAACGTCTTCGACAAAATGTTAGAGATATTTTCAATAAAGGCATGGACCCCGGCGATGAGATTATGGAAGAACTTTACTTTCTTGATCCTCGTACACGTGATCTAGTAGAAAAGATGACTAGGAATTACGAACGAGTTATTACACCAGAAGACTTTAAAGTAATTGCTCGTATTATGTCTGATCAGCTTGCTGAACAAGTTCCTATTCTGAAAGATTTTACAAAGTTCTTTGGGCGTCTTGCAGAAGCTTATTTAAAGAACTCAAAACCATCCGACTCAAATTTTGATTGGGGCTCTATTGTTAAAACTGCCGTTCTCGGCAAGAAACGTAGCAAAGGTGTTTTAACTTTTACGCTGCCAGATCGTGTTAGCGAACTACTTGGTATCAAAGCCGGTGAAAGAATCTCCGAAAAGTTTCTTAGAAGGTTTTCTTTCTACGACCCTAAATCAACGCTTAGAGACATTATTTATGGTGTTGATTCACCTGCTGCTAGGCGAACTGGTGGTAAGTACTTTAAGCTTGAAGTCGCTGACCTCATCAAACTTAATGAGATAGAACTCTTTTACGCAAACAAGCTGCCAAAGAGTTGGACAAATGTCCCCTGGGTAAACTTTGATGGTAAAACTATTGAACAAAACTTTACTCAAAGCTTTGAACAACGACTTGCGTATCGAAATAAAGACGGAGTGTGGGTAAACAATATTCTGCAAGTGCCTCAGAAAACGGAAGCTGGTGTTTGGGATCAAATCATCAACAAAGATGGTAAGATCAATGATATTGCTGATGTCACAAGAGCAAGAACAGCGTTTGCAGTTAACGGCAACCACTCTAACGACGCCGTATTGGTGAAACAATTTCACCTGTGGGGTCGTGAAGCCGGTGTTCAAACTTCAACTATCCACGACGCGTTTTTTACCAACGCTGCTGAAATGCTTAAAGCTCGTCAAGCTCTTAGAAAGATCTATGCACGTGCACTAAAAGCAAACTCAATTAAAGCAACTTTGGATGAAATGCTAGCTCGCGGTTTGCCTAAACCAATTTATGATGCATTCTTGGAAGAAGCAATTACTTCAGGTCTCATCCCTGTACCCGGTAAGTCGATTGTCGGCGGTCGTGTTCTCAAATTAGAGGATATTTTGACTGAAGAAGATATTTTGCGTGAAGTCGCTAAAGACTTCCGAAGTGACAAGTCCTGGTATGGAATAGGTTAATGCAACCCCGTTAGATTAACCCAGGCGCGAGAGAGAAGGGCTGTGCTCAACTCCTCGCGTCCTGACCCTATTTAAAAGAGGCAGTGCCTCGATTTTGAGCAGTGCTCAGAAAGAATATAAGATGACTACGCAACTGAGTGAAGAAGAGAAGTTGGCCAACGTCGCTGCTGGTCTTAATGAAGACGGCTCTGCTAAGCAAGAAGACAAGCAAGAAGAGACGCCTAAAGAAAAGACTGAAGCTGAAAAAGCTGCTGAAGCTGTTGCCGCTGAGAAGGCACGGCAAAAGAAGCAGCTAGATGACGCCTATGCCGCGCGTGATGCTGAAAAGAAGCGTGCCGATGATTTGGCCGCTGCTGCTCGCGCACGTGAACTAAAAGACTTGGAAGACCAAGGCAAACATGTAGAGGCTGAAAAACAGCGAACTGCAGCCGCTGAGGCTCGGGCTGCTGCCGCCGAGGCTCGCGTAATAAAGCTTGAACGTGACCAAGTCGTTAAAGATTCTCTTGCCGACATTCAGTTCCGAAATGCTCGTGCTCGTGAAACTGCTTTTAGCAGTATCGTCAGTGAGTTGATCCAAGATGATAATAAAGATTGGGTCCATAAGTCTGGAGCCTCAATTGCTAGCTTTGTAACAACTTTCGTTGAGGATGAAGATAACGACTTCCTTCTCAAGCCAAAGTCTAACACTGGTGGTGGTGTAGATAAGCTCACCCCCTCTAAGACTGCAAAAGAGCCGAAGAAACTTTCGGAAATGAACACAGACGAGCTTATTAAGCACTTCAGCCCTAAGCGAACCTAATAATTTTAAGGAGTCCACGTGACTGTTAAAACTGCAATCCCTGGTGCCTCAAACGAGGTACTCCAGAGCGCCATCAGCGGCGTTTCTGAAGAGGCGTACACCAACGCCAAGAAGCTGTCGGGCACCGGCCTTGTTGGTACTAACCCTGACATTGACCCCGGCACTGAAACCTTCATTGGTCAAGTTCGTTGGCACAAGCCTCTGAACCCGACGATCAACGTTGCCTCGTTGACCGATTCGACCGACGGTAGCAGCACCAGCTACTCGTCTGACTACATGCGCTACGTGAAGTCCGTTCGGACCCACGGCGCTCAAAAGGTCAACATGCAGAAAGTCGTCACCGGCGTTGATGCGCTGGCGAAAATCGGTCGCGACTTCGGTGAGACTCGCGCTCAAGACGAGCATAATGCCATCCTGTCAATTCTCAAGGGTGTCGCTATCTCGGAAGCCCTTAACGGTGCCGCTACTGGCTCCGGCGCTACCGGTCTCGGTGGTCAAACCTTTGACAACGACCCCACCGACAAGAAGTATGGCTTCTACGTTGATCTGGGCTCTGCTAAAGCCGTTGTTGACGCTACCACGATCCTCCAAGGTGCAGCTCGTGCTCAAGGCTTCTTGAACGCCTTTGGCATGGCCTTTAAAGACTACGAGCCTGAATACGCTTATCTGGCTACCTCGCCGGAAATGATGGCTTCGTTCCGTTCCGCTAACATGGTTGACCAGGATCGTGTAACTGACGGTGAAATCGAATTCCAGACGCTGTTTAACGGCAAGTTCCGTCTGATTTCGACTCGCGCCGGTCAGTCGATGTCGAGCGCACAGCTGACCAAAATCAACACTGGTGCCGGTGTCGATATCGTTGGTACGAAGACCTCGTTCATTATCCTGCCGGGTGCTCTCGCTATGGCACAGCTGGACGTTCCTGATTCAACCGAAATCACCCGTCGCGGCGCTGCCTACAAAGGCGGTGGTGTTACGGATATTTGGTATCGTTGGGGTTACGTGTTTGCGCCCGTCGGTTACGACTGGATTGGCTCGGAAGAAGTCTTCGCCAGCGACGCAAGCTACACCGGTGTTATCGAAGGTGCTGCTGACTCTGCCGGCACGAACGCTAAGGCGCTTACCGCTGTCACTACGATTGCGGACGCCAAGGGTACCTGGAACCGTAAGACCGCCTCGGCTCTGTCTCTTGGCATCCTGCCGGTCTTCCACTCGTAAACGGAGGCTTTTAAGTGGCCCTCAGCAAAGGCACTAATTCGTACGTAACAGTTGAAGAAGCGAACGCGTATTTCGTCGATCGTATTGATGCTGCTGCGTGGACAGATGCAAGTGACTCGCAGAAGGCCCAAGCTCTCGTTACCGCAACTTCCCAGCTGGACCAAATGCGCTGGCTGGGAAGTGTGGTGAGTAGTGAGCAGCCGTTGGCCTTTCCGCGTGATGGTGAATACCTGGACACACGTTTAGGATTC